CGTCAATGATCGAGTCTAAAGCAAGACTTCGACAGATTTCGTGTTTCTCAATTTCGTGGTCCGTATAACTATTGGTCATGATAAGATCGTCGAACGTATTGGGGAACCAGTACCTGAGCCACTGTTCAGTTTGATCGCGCGCGTAACTTTGGCGACCCGTGACGATATACATTTTATCGGCGTGTTTGCGTAAATACCCCATTTGTTTACACACGCCCGGGATCGGTTTAAGTTTCGCGAACGCTTCGGATTCGTAAAAATCGTGGACCATGTTACGCGATTCGGTTTCGGTAATGTTAAACATATCTTTATAGATGTAAGGGTACTTTTTAGTGGCGGGAAACTTGTACCCACGGAACTTTGCCATGGGTCTTACGAACGAGACGAGAACTTCGTCGATATCAATAGCAACTCTTTTCATTTATTACAATATTCACTCGTAATCTCTAAATACTATTCCGACGGGAAACCTCGGGATCCCGAGATCCGTCAAGTTTTGGAACTTTACGGTAAGCATTTTACCGAAATACTTTTCCTTATGTGCATAAAAATACTCTCTTTGTTCGATCGTACCTTCGGGTCGAACACAGAACGTATCCCCGTTTTCGGTTTTACATACCCATACGACGGCATTTGCATCACGACCGTGTCCCGTCTTTGCATCGACAACTTCGTATTCTTCCGTCATAAAATCCTTAAACTTTAACAGGTAATTACTCCGTTTCCCGTTTTCATACACACTCGCGGGATCACGAACCATGGTCCCTTCGTACCCTTGCGAAACGAACTGATCGTGGAACTGTTTCAAACACGTTTTCTTACGAACGAGTTTCGTTTCGACCGTGACATACTTTTTGCGTTCCTCGAACGGTAATTCGGGACGATTCACGTCGAAATAATCAAAGACGTAAAACGTGAGTTGTTTTGGATCGGTTTTAAACAAACTCGTAATTTCCTCGAACGTTTTGTTTGGATCGTAACATTCACCGTCGAGGTACTCCCCATCTTTAAGACCTTTACCGAGATACTCGGTTCCCGGGACGAGTTTCCCCGTACGTGAAATCCCACCTTTATTCGAGACGAGTAATCGAACCCCGTCGAGTTTGGGTTGGACATAGAACGGTTCCGAGATATACTTTTTACGATCGTCCCATTTGTTTGCCAACATAGGCATAACATCGGGAGTTTGTAAATTCTTCCACATGGTTTTTGCACGTTTCAGGGCACTTTCGTACCCGAGCGGAACGTGTGTGGTTGAGATGGATTCTTTACCATCAACAACACCTGTCGCTTTTATAATATTGGCGGTACCGTCTTTGAGTTTTTCAACTCTGATTGACGTGTACCTTTGATTGCCATTTTTATCCGTTTTAAAAATTGTTTCCATTATAATAGATGAGTAGTGTTCCTCCAGTTGTAGATTATAAACGAATGGAACGACTTAGGCCTCCAGAAAACACGGTTATTCCTCTAAACGCAAATACTTTATGCATATTTCTTATACTAGCAACCATTATTGGTTTGTATAAGAGACATGTAGAAACCAGAAACCCCCAGACCCGAAGGGTCTGAAGTTAAGGTGTGAAGTTAAGAGTGATACGACCCCCAGACCCCCCCTCCGTGATACTACTAAAGACCCCTTCTGGGTCTTTAGTCAGGATCTAATCAACAGAATCAACGACATTATACTTGATACACTCTTGTGGGTCTAAATACATGTCACGTTTCATGATTTTCTTAAGTTGTTTTTGTGGTATAGTTGTTTTTTCCTTATACGTCTTTGTAACCATATCCATGAGTTTATCACACGATTTCATTTCGTCTTTGAGTTCTTCGTATTTCCCCCAGAACCCGTTGGTTGATATTTGGTGTATGAGTACGTGCGCGTTCTTACCTATACGACGTTCATGACCACCTAAAAGAAGAAACGTGGCGGCGGAACAACACACGCCTTGTGCTATGGTAATAACTTTAACACGTGATTTTTCAATAATGTTCATGGCACTTAACCCCGCGAACAAGTCACCACCTTCACTACATATATGAAAATGTATAACGGGGTCGTAACCAATAAGTTCAGCCTTTTTTTTAAGAAGATCTATTTCAAGTTTCTTAAAATCTTCAATAAACTCAAGGATATCTACATCTGTAATTTCACCGTAATAAAAAATTTCATTACCAATTACACGAGATATTTTAAATTCCTGTTCTTCTTCGGTAGATGTCGTGTTCATTTAGTTATTCTGTACACACCTCTTTAATAAGTTTTTTAATTTTTGTAACTTCTCTTTGTTTTAATTTATTTTGTATACATAAATGGTTCATAACATCAAAATCTTGGGGTGTTAAAGAATACTCCTTAAATTTTGAAACATCACCTTGTTTTGTGTATTCTCGTAATAACATGAATTCATGATGTGACATTTTTGTATTAGAACGCGCCTGTATACTTCTTACTTTTTGTTCTCGCATTTTTTGGTTTCCGTATTTTGTCCAACAACTTCCTGGGCGTATTTTTTCTGGTTCTATTGTATTTTCCATATACATTTTGGGGAGTTTCATGGCGTGTAAAACAAAATAAGGCATACAATCCCATTCACCTTTATAAAGCTCTGTATCATATACGTCAGATTGGACTAAATTATTCATTATTTTGTCATAATATTCTGTATTAGAAGCAAGATAGTTTTCATGCACAGAACCCCATATATGTCCATGTTCATGTATAGTTTCTTCAATGTCGATAGCATTAGGTTTACAAAAAAAGTCTTCTATGATTTCTTTAGATGTTTTGAAAATATCCTTATCGTCATCAAAATCAAGGTAACTAAAAAAGTTTCTTATATTTCCTTTACACTTTTCTGAAGCTATTTTTGCACGTGGGTGATTCGGCATAAGTTTTTGTATAATTTCAGGTTTACGTTTTGGTATAAAAACCATCTTAAAATTTGGTAAAATGTGTACATTTTTGGACGTGACAATTAATGGTTTTTGAGTAATGTGACCTCCGTTACAGACGGTTTCTATTATACTTTTATACACATTATCAGATTCATAATCGTCTATATACGTATACCTGTTAGAATTTTTAATAGCACTTAAATAGATTTCTTTTTTCTGTAAAATTTCATCGTATATTTCTATACTATTCGTTTCATCAAGAATTGCATTCAGAATAAAACTTTTTCCCACGCCAGAAGCACCACATAAAAATACATTGGTACCATTTTCCAATAGTCTTTTGATTTCGAGTATTTCTTGATTATGGAGCGAAATACCATCAACCTTTTTTTGTTTATGTATTGTAACGAAGGCATCCATGTCTAATAAAATTGAAGAAAGTGACCTTGCTACACAGGCTTTAGATATTATTATGGAAAATAATACACTTCAAACACGTGTTTTAGAACCTTTAAAAAGGAAACTATTTCCTTATTTGATGTGCATTACAGTCTTTAACTTTACACTATTCATCATGGTGGCGTATCTTGTGAATCGTCTTTCGGTGATTCTGTAACAACTTCCATGAGTTCTGTGCGTCTACGTAATTCTTTCATAAGATCACCTTTAAGACTTACGAGACCCCTATCTTTTAAATCCGATATTTCGTTTTTACGCTCCTCTATTTTCTCTATATCGGCTTTAACCGTTTTTTTAGCTGTATTTACATTTCCTCGTATTTCATCGAGTTCGCGTTTAAGTTCGCGTTTAGCGGTACCACCAATTGCATCTTTAAGTTTGGTCATGACCGTGTTTTCAGCGATAGCTTTAAATGGTACAATAGGCTGTATATGCATGATTTCGGGTTTAAAGAATTGGTTATCGTCTGGAAATTCACGATCAAAATCCTCGATAGTTTGTTTTGGTACATTTGGTGATTGTTCGATAAGTCTATCGTATTCGTTACGACAGTTTTCGACCATGGTTGTTCCATCTTGTGTTCTTTCAGCGAGTGGTAAGGTTAGTTCGAGACGAATGGTTCTTGAAAGTTTACCATATTGTACCGAAGCGACACGATGACCTTCCATAAGTTCATTGATTTTAAGGAATTGCATGATTGTTGTTGCTATAGCTGTTATCAAGTTCAGGCCACCAATAGCCGAAGGTACATACGGTTGAACCGTTGGTGGAAACGTTTCTTGTGCAAAGTTTGCCGTACCTGTGACTGTACTTACAATAATAAGTGGTATGGTAAATTTCATACTCAATTTTTTATAAGAACAATAGGCTTGGTAATGCATGTAACGGTAACACGCAGCAGCTTCACCCCACGACTTTAAGATTTTCTCCTGTTGTGGATGCCATATCTTTGGAAGTTTCTTTTCTTTGTCCATACTAATAGATATGAACATTATATTCTTCATTCATTTAGTGTTTTTTATAACAATGCTCGTTATTCCATTTATGAAAAATAAACAAAACCTCGAATTTTATTCGTTACTTGTTCCTTTTATATTTTTTCATTGGTCTGTGAATGATGACACGTGTGCATTAACACAAATGGAAATGGTTATAACAGGTAATGATAAAGAAGAAACATTTTTTGGTAGAATCATGGGTCCTATATACAAAATGGATGACACAGAAGCAAATAATTTTTTAAAAGCGTTATTTTTTGGATTGTGGTTATTTGTTCAATATAGACTCGATCGTATTGATTTAGGACCATTACTTAATAAAAAATAATAGCTTATATAAATGAAAATTAAAAACAAAACACAACAAAAAATGGTCGCTGTCGTTTTTGTGATACTTGTTTCTATAATACTTTATCAATTGAGTAACCCAGTCGTTGTTAAAAAACAAGTTCCCGTCGGTGTCCCATTTGAAGTTCCGGTTCAAATACCTGTAGAAAGAGAGTATAGAAAACCACCTATCAAAGAATATAAACCTGGGTATGTACAACAAATGGGTGTTTTGGTAGGACCAGATGACGAAACACTACCTTTATTTGGTAAAGAAGTCAGGGGGAGACGAGATAGGTATCATTATTATACAGTTACACCAGGTGAACAAATGTATTCTTTACCTGTTAAACACGATACACGCGATTGTATGGACGATATAGGGTGCCAAGAACTTTATGGTAATGAAACCGTTTCGGTTTTAGGACAAACGGGTTCATTCCAGACTAAATTGTATAGAACGGATAACTTCTTTTAATTACTTTTTCTTTTCTGGTACGACGGCCTTGTATGCACATTTACCTATTGTAGACGCCTGTGAACTCATACAACAACATGAGATAACTAAAGTTGCTAATACCTGTGGACTTTTTACAAATTGTATAGCTGTTCGTGCTGGTTTATACACTAGAAAAAAACAGCATAAGCAACAGCACAATGTAGATGCTAAACTTGATGGTTTACATTGAAACGATGTCATTTATATTAAACAAATAAAATATATTGGGTAATATAAATGAAGATTGATATTTTAAAAAACGAGGCGAAACGTCTCGGACTTCGTGTGACTAAAAAGGTGAAGGGTAAACGTGTTCCCTTAAGTGAAAAGGAACTTAAGTTAAAAATAGAACGCAGACGACCACCTGCATTGGAAATACAGGTTCGCAATTCAAAAAAACTTTTACGAACGTGTAAATCATTATTAAGGACAATGGAACCAAGTGTTCCGAGAGCTCCCCGAGTTTCGGTAAAAAAAGTTGAACCAGCAGCTACGCGCGCACCTCCAATTCCTCCTGCACCCCCAGTTCCACCGCGGCCTGTAAAGCGTGACCCTCGCGCCAATTTAATGACAGCACTCAAAGCAAACCTCGAAAGGCGTGGTATTAGACGAAAATTAAACCAAACTTCTTAGTTATTATTTTTTTAGCACCCCCGAGTTCGGGGTGACTCCACAATAACCACCTCGACCAAAACCCAGCGGTATACAAACCTGACTTCGTCCAGTTTTCTTTATCACTTCGTGTAACATCAAGCATGTTTTTATGAACAAGTTTAGGATCAGTTTGTTTTTGAACCATATGTGGTACAAACCCACCGTGACGCGTGACATACATACGCATACGTAATGGATTTTTGTGTTTTGTATAATCGGAGTATCCTTTGGCTCCAAAATCAACAATTTTTCCATTATCAAATGTAACCCTGAACTTTTTATCTAATCGCGGACTTTTTCGTAATCGAACACGCATTATATAATTACTTAACATATTTATTTTGTAATCGTGCAAGTGTGTAATGATGATACAAATGTGCTGAACTAATAAATAATGAAATGTATATAGCTGGACTGTAACGCGCTTTTTTATTCAAAAGAAGTAAAACGAGGGATGCTATAACAAGTATAGTTGGTATAGTAAATAAACCAATTTGAACATTAGTTAGACCTAAAAATCTTTGATCTAATGTGTTTACCTTTTCAGTTTGTACTGGTGCGTAATATTCTTTTTTATTATAACCTGGCATTTATTATAAGTAAATAAAAAAATGTGGTTTTTGTTATTACCTTTTGTTTTTATATTTCAGGATTATATAAAAAATCCTATAGATAAACTTTATTTTCAAAAACCTTTGCGTCCGTTAGTGGGTATACGAAACTCGGTTATAGATTTATTTTTTCATAAACCACATTATTCCGTAGACGACTTTACCGGGCTTTGGCGTGTACAAAAACACTTTTATGATATAAATGATGAATACAACGCATTATATAAAAATACAAAAAAATATTATTTCCATGACCTCGATCCATGGTTTGAACGCAATGAAAATTATTATTATCATAAAATAAAAGATTTTCCAAAAACCCATGCATTTTTAAAATCGATTCAGTGTGTTGATAATGCAATGATTTCGGTTATGGAAGGACCAGTGACTATACCAGCACATCGCGCCGAAAGTAATTTACAATTGCGATATCATTTAACACTTGAAGGTACGAGTAATCTTGATACAGAATACGAATTTCATAAACACGAACCGGGTGAACATATACTTTTTGATCACGCGAGATATCACCGCGTTGATAAATTTGATGATAAAAAACGAGTTGTTTTAATAGTAGACATTAATAGATTTTAAAAAAATAATACTAGTATTAAGCATGATATTTAAAACCCTCGAAAAACTCGTGGTTTTGGAAGAAAATTATAACATCATGCGAAATGAATGTTTACATTTACCAAAAAAATTTATACAAAATAACCAAAGAGAACAAGGTGAATGGGTTGATTCTAATAATTTGTTAAAAGTCGTGAAAAAATATGAAACTGATCACGGGTGGTTGAAAAGTTGGCAGGATGATGGTAACACGTGGATAAGTTGGCCAATTATTTATAATGGTATTCCTATACCTAATAATTGTAAATATTGTCCAAAGACACTAGAATTACTATCCAATATAAAAGGTATACGTGTAGCTGCATTTAATAAATTATTACCTATGACATGTTTGGACATTCACACTGATGATAACACTGGGTTAACTTCAAATAGCGTCGCATACAATTTAGGTTTAGATGTACCAGAAGATTGTCATCTTTATTTGCGAGAAACTAAGATAGCTATAAAAAACGGTAAATCTATAACATTTGATTCAACATTTCCACACTATGCAGATAATAATTCGGAAAAAGATAGATATATTTTGTACATGGATGTTGGTATTACAGATGAAGAAATGGCTTTATTGTAAATGTTTCCTACACACCGCTTTATACATGTTATGATCACCAACAAGTTCAAGTTCATCATTTTGTACTATACGTTTTGTAAACGGTCCATGTGTTCCATCCATACAATCCATACACATCGCTGATATTTTGAAAACTTTATCTGCGAGAGGTACACAATCTACAAGTTCACCGAATTTTCTCTGTTTATAATCACCATCAAGTCCTGCGAGTAAAATAGTTTTACCCGAATCAAGAACTCGTTCTACAAATTTTTTAAGACCGGTAAAAAATTGAGCTTCATCCATTGCTATAACATCAACTTCTGAAAAATCGACTTCGTCGAGGTTGTTTGTTTTTATACAATCGAAACGAACATTATCATGGGTGCGTAAAACGTCTTCAGAGGCGCGTGTATCTTTTTTTGAATTTATAACAAGAATACGTTTACCTATAACTCTGTACCTTTTCAAACGCCGGATAAGTTCGGACGTTTTTCCTGAAAACATGTTACCCATGATAATTTTCAAACTCATTTCTAAATATACGTTACATTATTTTAAATGGTTTTAAAGAAAACATTCGTAACATAATAAAACATGGAAACACTCAGAATTAAACGATTAACACTCGACGCAACTTTACCTACGCGTGCATCCCCTGGTTCAGTGGGATACGATTTGTATAGTATGGAAAACATGACAATTAATGCATGTGAACGTGGTATTGTGAGTACGGGTATTTGTGCAACGATTCCTACAGGTGTCTATGGTCGTATTGCCCCAAGATCTGGACTAAGTGTAAAACATGGTATTCAAACGGGTGCCGGTGTTATTGATCCAGATTACACGGGCGAATTAAAGGTTATATTGTTTAATCACGGGAGTGAATCCTTTGAAATTAAACAAGGTGATAGAATCGCACAATTAATTCTAGAAAGATGCGAAACACCTCTTATTGAAGAAGTTGACGAATTACAAGAAACGAAACGTGGTGAACGCGGCTTTGGATCTTCGGGTACTAATTAAACTATATATGTCGCGTAAAATAAGAGACCTCTATTACAAAACGCACTTTTATACGTGTTGTAATAGACGAACATTAACGTTTTCTGATACTAAAATGAGTTTTTTTTAAATCTCTCAAAACGTAACAGGTGTTTTATTGAGAAATTTATAATAAATCCCTGATTTCGTATGTTATATTTATATAATTAATTTCCAAACGCGACGCCACCCATACCATTCTTAATCCTGAGAATGTTATAGTTAACCGCGTAAGCTCTAAGTACAGCTGGTGTATTAGTACTGGATGGAGTATTTATAGTAATTTTAGCGTTATCTATTCTAGAAAAGTTTAATGTACCTGTTGGCTGTGACTTATTCATTGTAAGACAGAAAGGCCAAGATGTAACTGGTTCTGCATCAAGTGTCGTTGATAATACAGAGCAATGTCTTGATGGGACAATTTGGTTATGATATTCATACGTCATGTTTTCAAAAAGTGGTACACCGTTAATATACATGGACGCCGTATCAAAACTATATCTATGTTTTTTATTTAAGCCGTCCTCATTATCACCATTTGCCCCTGTAATATGCACAGCCTTTACTGGATGATTAAAATAAGTTAAATCGACAGATGTATCTGATCTAGTCATTGGTTGATATTGTGTTTGGGTGATAAGAAGTTCGTGTTCATTATTTGCAAAGAATTCGCGTTCCATAGTATCGAGGTATACATAGGAACCATATACCTTTGGTGTTGTTGAAGGGTTAAAGTTGGGGTGTAATTTGATTCTAATTTCAACTTCGTGATATTGAAGACCGACCATTGGGAGAGACTTTGTCCAATCTTCACTGAAAAAGAATGGGATCATGTAACTATTAGTTGATGTATTTTCCGTACTATCGTAACAAGTCGTAACACAAGTTGACTTGGCTTGAGATTCATTATAAAGAACGTTATGTATACCAGCAATAAAAAGAGAATCTAATCTAGTTACTTCCTGGCCACCAACCCACAAAGAAAATTCGGTTGGTGTTGTACTCGAATCAAATAAACTCGAAGCAGAATCAAAATTTTTATTTATATTTGTACCTTCTATCCATACATAACTTAACAAATCACCTTTTGAGCGAATTGGGATAACAACTTCGTTACCGGCACCAAATGTTCCTATATAATCCATTCGTTCTGGCTTGATGGCAAAATTTGTATGACGTTTATAGTTTTGTCTAAAAAAAGAGACTTCTGGATTGCCCGTGATGTAGACATCCTGGGCACCGACTGAGACAAGATCAATCAAGGCAGCTGACATATTTACTAATATACTATATTAAAAAAATTGGGCATTAACGTATTAGATAAAAATGGTTGTGTTCCAGGTACTCACCTGGGAAACACAAGACACTGAAGATGAACACTTAATTAGTATTTTTGGTAAAACGCGCGAAGGTAAATCTGTATGTGTTACAACAAGTTTTACTCCATACTTTTTTTTAAAACTTCCGAAGAAAATGACAGCGATGGATGTTCGTAATCTTTATACGAAAATAGATAAAACGTGTCCTGAATGTTTAGTGGGATATGATATAGTTCAAGGAAAAGATGTATGGGGTTTTCAAAATAATGAACTATTTTCATTCATGCAGTTAAAATTTAAAAATTTGGCAGCGCGGCGTATGGTAAACGGGAGATTAAAACGTGTTTTACACGATGAACCCGTAAAATTTAAAGTATATGAATCTAATCTTGACCCCGTTCTGAGATTAATGCATAGAACGGGTATACAATCGACTGGTTGGATGGATTCTGGTGATACATGTGTTCGTTCTTATCTTGCAAATGTAGATATAGACCTATTTTGTAATGATTGGAAAACACTTAAACCTGTTAACATTAATGAAAGTGCACCTTTTGTTGTTGCATCTGTAGATATTGAATGTAATAGTTCTACTGGTAAATTTCCTGATGCAGATGTTAAAGATGATGCATGTTTTCAAATTGCTATTTCTTTAGCACGCTTTGGTTCGGAGATACCATACGATAAGACCTGTTTATGTTATAAAAATACAGATTCAAATCTTGAAGGATGTACAATTAAAAGTTATGCAACGGAACGTGAAATGCTCATGGCTTTTAAAGAATATATAATGCAAAATGATGTTGATATTATTACAGGTTGGAACATTTTTGGTTTTGATTTAGAATACATTATGAAACGCGCGGTGGTTACAAACTGTGACACTTCTTTTTATGAACTGAGTAAATTAAAAAATCATACGTGTGAACTTACGTATAAAAAATTGTCTTCCAGTGCACTTGGTGATAATGATCTTAAAATTTTACCTATGCCTGGTCGATTTATTTTCGATTTGTTTCATGAAGTAAAAAAAGGGTACAAACTCGATTCTTATAAACTTGATAACGTGTCTAAACTCTATCTCGGTGATAATAAAATTGATATGCCTGCTAAAGAGATGTTTGCGCGCTTTGTAGAAGAAGACCCTGTAAAGTTGCGCGAAGTTGCTGAATATTGTATCAAGGATACACTGTTACCGCATAGACTTTTAGCAAAGTTATGTATACTTGTGAACTTGTTAGAAATGGCTAAGGCTACGTGGGTTCCATTGTGTTATTTAGTAGAAAGAGGACAACAAATCAAAGTATTTAGTCAGATTACTAAAAAGGCGCGTGAAATGGGATTTATGGTCCCAACTATTGCATGGGGACAATATTCTGCAGATGGATATGAAGGTGCAACTGTTCTTGAAGCGCAAAAAGGTGCATACTATACACCTATTACCGCATTGGATTTTGAAGGTCTGTATCCATCAATTATGATGGCGCATAATTTGTGTTATTCGACACTTGTTATGGATTCTAAATATGATAATTTACCTGGTGTAACATACGAAACATTTGGTTTTTGTAAATTTGCGCAAAATGTACCAAGTCTTTTGCCTAATATTCTTATGGAACTGAAACAGTTTCGTAAACAAGCTAAAAAAGATATGGCACAATCAACTGGTGCGATGAAAGAAATGTATAATGGTAAACAGTTGGCGTATAAAGTATCCATGAACTCCGTATATGGTTTTACTGGCGCTGCAAAGGGTATGTTACCGTGTGTACACATTGCATCGACTGTAACTTTAAAGGGACGTAGCATGATTGACGAAACAAAAGAATACGTTGAAAAGAATTTTCCGGGTGCAAAGGTAAGGTATGGTGACACTGATTCTGTAATGGTTGAATTTGATGTAGGAAAAAGAACCGGGAAAGAGGCAATTGAATATAGTTGGGAATTAGGTGAGCGCGCTGCTGAAGAGTGTACAAAACTTTTTAAAGCGCCAAATAACCTCGAACTTGAAAAAGTGTATTGCCCGTACTTTTTGTATTCAAAAAAGAGATATGCAGCAAAACTTTGGACAAAAGGTAAAGATGGTAATATGAACATGGATTATATAGATGTCAAAGGTCTTCAACTTGTTCGACGTGATAATACACCACATGTTCGCGAAGTGTGTAAAGAACTTCTTGATGTTGTTTTAGAAAGTAGTGATACCGGACCACCAAAAGCACTCGCTTTACAAAGAGCCATTGAACTTATTGAAGGTGATGTACCAAACGAAAAACTCATTCTTTCCCAACAACTTGGTGATACATATAAATCGCAAAATTTATCACATGTTCAAGTCCGCAACAAAATGCGTGAGCGTCAACCTGGTTCTGAACCTCAGTCGGGTGATCGCGTTCCGTACATTCTTCTCGATATAGGTGATCCAAAAGCAAAAGCGTACGAAAAAGCAGAAGATCCCAAATATGCGAAAGATAATAATTTAAAAGTGGATTATAATTATTATTTTATAAACAAATTCCTAAACCCCGTGTGTGATTTAATCGAACCACTTTTTGAAAATCCAAAAGAAGAAATATTTGGTGAACTCTTAACACGTGTTAAACCAAAACGAAGACCAAAGAAAAAGGTAGAAGACGATGGACAAAAAAGGATTAGTGACATGTTCAAAACACTTAAAAATTAATGGCTAATATTTAATATGGCATCTAGGAAATTACTTACATTATGGGAAGAGGAAGTTGAAACAGAGGTATATAAACGATTAGTAAAAGAAATGCAAAAAATTTCAATTAAATATACTATAAATTTAAAACTATTACTTGCTGATATACCAAATCCGTTAAACTTTTGTAGAGGATTTAAGAAGGATGGTAGTCCGTGTATAGCTAGAGCTAAACTAAATGGTATGTGTGGGAGTCATTTGGATCAACCCCAGGTTAAGGGTCCTATAGAAATGTCAATTAAAAATAATGATGGTATAAGACATACACATAATTTACTTGAATGTATATTTAAACCTGGGTGTCCTGCGTGCGAAATATCAAAAAAGGGCTTTAAAGATTTGCGTGGAATTATGTAATATGAATAAATCGGCTATTCTACTAACATCAATTGATACATTTTATAATATACCAGAGAATAGAGCTACACTTTTGGAAATTTTGAATAAAACTGGGGGAATTTCTTTAAGAAATCTTGAATGGTTTATAACAAATTATTCAAAGAAAAATAATTTAACATACAAAACAAAAGATGGCAAAATTTTTAGTGTTCATTGTGCATACAAATCGAGTTTAGATGGATATAGTAAAAAGTTATTTGATCCGTTTTGTAGATCATCTAAGATGACATACAATGTACCAGGAACATCTGATGAAATACACACGACGGTAGCGCAGTTGAATTTCATAAGATGGTGTATAAAAAATAATATAATAGAGTACATACGGGAAAATAAAAATACTTTGTTTCTAAACAAGTGACATGATACCATTTTCAAAAACGAATGTTTGGTATCCTACATAATACAAATGTAAAGTATAATCATCTGTAAGTCCTTCTTTCATTGTAACATCTAACACTGTTCTATTCGATTGTAACTGACTAAAATCCAACATTCCCGATGGGTCTACATTAATAGGATTCATCGAGAATGTATACGTATAAATACTTCTGTACGGTCTAGACAATCGACTTGTAAAAGGTACAACGTATTTAAAATATTTATGATCGCATTCTTGTATATTTGGTAAATCCTGACCGTTTACAAATATTTTAGCACTTTTCATGGGAGGATTGTAAAATTCATTTGTTATCGAATATTCATTACTCGCTGAAAAATTATATCTGTTTGCGAAAACATTTGTCGTTAAACTCGTACCACCTTCGAACGTTTTTTCATTTTCAAACGTTTTTTTTCTAAAAAACCAATTGAGTGTTTTAACTGGTATATTAGGAACAAGTTCTAGTTTAGCATTTTGATTACCTGGAAGTATATCTAAAGTAGGGTGTTTTTTAACTATATCCGTGACTAAAACATGGTTTTTATTTGTTATATATATGCGTTCGGACGGATCTATTGTCATTTCTTCAGTTATTATATCAAATTCTTGTAGAGAAATGGCATCTGTTTCATTTGTAAAAAATGCCTGGTTGTGAAATTCAAGCTCGAACTGAAGTTTTTGTTTATAAATAGCACATGTTGGGAAATATGGTCTATTTGGTGTATTTGTTTCATATTCATCACTTTCGTATTTTCTAGAAAAAAATAAAGGTATGGGTATATAAACACGCGATTTATGTTGGGCTAAAAATTGGTTACCCGATAATAAAGATGTGTCTTCTGCATTATTTCTGTTTACGGTATACCTTTTTGTTCTTTTTTCTGATTCGTCGAGATACAATTCATCATATATTATACCCCAATCTCCATGAAATTTTTCAACAACAATCTCATCTACACGCATTGTTACAGATTTGAGAATATGTCGACCAATTTGATCGGCATAATAACTATCTCCACCTGTTAATGCAGGTAATTCAAACATGAGGTACATATTTGATAAAAGATCACCCATATTTCTTGGGTTAAATGTAACTTTTATCGTTTCACCGAATGGCCATGTCGTTGACGAAGAACTTGGTTTATTTACATTTGTACTTTTATGAAATTTAGAAAATGGTGCATGTCTTTTTTGTTCATACTTAAAGAATGAAAGTCCTGGGTTTTTATCTAAAAGGTATGTATCTTGTTTACCAATTGCGTTGAGTGATAATATAGCACCTGTATCTGGTCCAGAAGTGTCACACATACTACTTATTGTTTATATATTTTTAAATCCCTTTTCCACATATCGATATAACTTATTTTTTGTAAATCATTAAATTCGTCTTTTGTTTTTGACGTTTCTTCCCTGAGATTTTGTACAGCTTCATGTGTATATTGATATGTTTTTATGTTTAAAAGATAATCATATGAGTTATCAATCTTGTCAAAAAGTTTGTTCATTTCATGTTCGAGATCTGTACGTTTTCGTTTAAAAACGATGATTTTTTCATGTATGACCATATCTACAAATTTTGACATGTTCTCCAGTTTTTTTACTTTTTCTTTTAAAACAGTAAGAAGATGCGTTTTTCTTTTTTTATATGTTTTCGTTCGTATTTCTATAAAGTCTTTGAGAATGTCTTCTGGACTTTCATACTTATGAATACCCTTTGTAGGGTGAAATAAATGCATGTTTGTAACATGGAAGGTTTTTTGGAGTTTAAAATCTTTTATGATATCATTTCCAGTATATCCTGTAATATAAAAATCAACGTGTTCAGTTGTACTGTTATTTACGTAATTTGTTATTTTCTTTTTTTCGATGAGTGTATCGAGATATTCTTTGTATTCTTGTGTCCAACGCCCTGGTGGAAGTTCGGTGACTTTTAATACATTACCCGTTTGAGACCATACACCCTCTGTAACCCATACACCATCTTCGTTACTAAATACACGCCCAGTAAATTTATCGAACCATGGTTTCATTGGAACGATCGTTTCTCCTGCAATAACCCTTTCTATATTTTTCTGTATATCAATCGGATTAAATGATGGTATATATGAACTAAACCCAGTTCCTATACCTTCAGTACCATTTACTAAAACCGTTGGTAAAATGGGTACATAATAGTCGGGTTCAATTTGTTTACCATCATCATCCAAATACTGTAAAACGGGGTCATCTTTTGGATCGAAAAGCTGACGTGCACTTTTCGTAAGTTTTGTAAAAATATACCTCGTTTGACTTGCATCTTTACCACCCATGAGTCTTGTACCAAACTGACCACACGGTTCGAGTAAATTTATGTTATTCGACCCCATAAAATTGTGTGCAAGTTTCACAATAGTATCGGCTAAAGAGACTTCACCATGGTGGTACGACGTCTTCTCCGAAACGTACGCAGCCAATTGCGCAACTTTCATTTCGGATGTAAGGTTTTTAGTAAAACATGCGTATAACACTTTTCTTTGTGACGGTTTCAAACCATCGGAGACGTGTGCAATGGACCTTTTCAAATCTGCCAGACTGAAATTAACAAGATCTTTATGAATAAAGTCGGATATACCGAGTCTTTCAACGTTTCCGTAAGGTATTTCTAATTCCGAAGGTTTCTTTTCCGTACTTTCGAGTAACCACGTTTTACGTAAATCCGATTTTGTTTTATCAAAAGCGAGATTAATAGAGACGTCCATAGTTTCATCCGCGTCGAATTGAACAGTAAGATCTTTTATTTTTTTAAAATATTCACGTGCTTCTGTGGACGTGGATGTACCAAGACCCTTGTAATACTTAATTTTCCACCCCTGTTTACCATTACCGTACCAGTACCTGAATGTAGAATCGGTATAAAACGATTTTGTTTCTGAACCTTTTGTGGCTTTTATGATTGGTGTAACCATACTCACGACAAAGTTTAGTTTGAGTAAACTTGGCCAAAAATAATGTATCATGTTAAGTATGAGTCCTTTGATATGACTCCCATCGTTATCCGCATCTGTCATGATCATGAGACGACCGTATCTGAGTTCTGAAAGTGACGTGTATACTTTACCCTGTTGAAGACCCAAAATCTTTTTGAGATCGTTAAACTCCTTATTTTCAGTAAGTTGTTTAACACTTGCATCTCGAACGTTTTTACACTTACCACGAAGAGGAAAAACGCCGTAATGGTCTCGACCAACTACGGAAAGACCAGCAATTGCCAACGTTTTAGCCGAATCACCTTCTGTTACGATAAGTGTACACTTACCGGATTGTTGTGTACCTGCCTTATTTGCATCGTCGAGTTTTGGTATACCCGTTATTTTTGATTTGCGCGTACCATCCGTTTTCTTGAGTTCTTTCATTTCGCGAAACTTCGATAAAGCAAGAAGCTCGTTTTGTACACTCGTTTTTAGAATATTTTTAATGAACGATTTTGGTGGTTCAAATTTACTCCCAAAATCTTGTGGTTTGAGCGTACACTCTGATTTAACCTGGCTACTGAAACTCGGATTAACGAGGGTTGCTTTTACAAACACAAAAAACGCATTCTTAACCTGTTGAGGACGAAGTTTTATCTTTTTTGCCATGTCTTCAATAATACCGTTTGCGAGTATACCAGAAACGTGATCAACGTGTGAACCTCCTTTTGTAGTGCATATTCCATTGACGAAAGAAACGTGTTCGAATCCGTCGTCGGAAGGTGCAATACACACTGACCATCTATCACTTGTAAACATACACATTTCGTCTGTTTTTGTGTACATTCTAGCGTACGTATTAAATGAACATTTTGGTAAAGGTTCACCTTGAAATTTCACTTTACAGTTTTGTGAAGTGCATATGCTTGCATCATATACGCGTTTTTCGAATATTTTGTATATAGACTCGTCCATACCAGACATACCAAACCGTTTCCAATCAGGAACAAATGTTACACAAACACTCGATGTTGCACCTGCGTATTTTTTTATTTTTGGTGTATGACATTTTTTCATATTATCTGACCATTCCTGTGTGTATACACACTTGTTTTCTCCATCTTTTATTTTTACCGAAAACTTTGTCGAGTATACGTTTGTAAGTTTTGCTCCGTACCCGTTTCGACCACCGACGACACGTTTTTGTGTATCGTCATAATTTGTACTCGTGAGTAAATGTCCGAACGTTAATTCAGGATTCCAAAGACCTTCCTTTTCATGCATTTTCACTGCAATGCCTCCTAAAGGGCCGTTATTTTCTATGGTTATTTCACCCAATGTTTTATCAATAGATACACACAGTGATGTTACATTTTTTGGGTACAGAGAATTTCTGTCGATTGCGTTTACGAGTATTTCGTCAAATATTTTTAGAAGTGCCGGTGAGTAGACGACATTTTTCTTTTCGAATTGACCGTTTTCGTATACCCAATACGGTTCTCCAACACGCGAAACCGGACCAACGTATGAGTCTGGTCGTTTTAAAATATGTTCCACGTGCGTGAGTTTTTGAATACTTTCATCCATATTTTTTATAATTCGCTTCTTCTACTTAAGTGTCTTTTTAGACCTTCGAACCAGTATAAAAGTTCCTCTTTTGTTTTAGACTTAGGCGTTTTATATATTTGTTTTAACATACCATATTCACGTTTTCTAAGTGTTGATGGATGAATTTTATACGAGTTTAAAAAACATGGGTAACATACACGTTTTAATTTCGATCCAAAAAATTTATAATATTCTTCGTTGTTAAACATGAAAATAGGTCTTATTTTTCTATATTCGCGTATAGTATTACGTTCACATACATTATTTGTGTGTATTCTTGGGTTTAACGGGCAACTACATGAATAACACTCGTTTATCCATTTAAGATACATAAAAGATATTAGTCTTTATTTTTTATGTATTACAATCAAGTAAGACAACCCAATGGAGTACCAGCTCTAGGTATAAATTTAGAAATGCAACCACAGAGTACAGATATATCTAATTTTGAACCTGAAACTGAACCTGAACTTGAACCTGAAACTGAAGTAGAGAGTATGGATATAATATTTAATAAAATTGTATACGTGTCCATATTTTTCATGAATTTTATGTTTACTTTTACAGTTTCTAATTTAATAAATATTATAAATCTTTTGTTTTCGAGTATAGGTTTGTATGGTATTTTACAAAAGAATATGAAATGTGTATATTTTCATACAATTTATCTATTAATAGGTTTGATCATGTTTATATATGTATCTATAGAAATGTATATAATCTATTATTCTGTGTATATTATATTAAACATAATAACAATTGAACAATATAGTTAAAAGTTTTATTATACAAATATAATATGCGAGAGTTTGTTTTAAAAAGACTTGAATTGGGAAAAACAAAATATGGTCATGGTGTTCGTGTTGATATGGATACAGTTACATGGGGTACACCTAAAAATTCATGGTTAGAAATGGCTATAGAAGAATATGTTGACGCTATAATTTATATAACTGCTGATTATATCCGAAATTTTGAAACATCGGTAAGACCGGATGATAATGATCGTATATTAGAATTAGCATGTAATCCAGATTACATGTTAAGTAATTTTCATGCCATGTCGATTAAAACAATTACAAATTTGATATACATGTCTACTCACCAAGAGTAAAACTATAGGTTCTTCTGAGTTTTACAAAGAACCACATTCTTTATTAACCTAAGTTATTTTATTTTTTTAAAGAAATTAATAAAGAATGTCGCAATATTTTTTAACACACAGAATTCAAGATAATTTTAGTAACACTAAAAAAGTGCTTACTACAAAACATCAATCTAATATTCAAAATTATGATGACTGTTTACGGATATCTAAGAGTTTCAAAACACAAAATAAAACACCAGATGAGATGGCTTTGATACTTGATAAAATGAGAAAGAAAAAGTTAGAGTGTCAAAAAACTCGCCCTATACAGGTTTTACAAAGTCCACCAGAAGATAGACCAAATACAGAAAGTAAAAAAACATGTAAAGCTTTTACATTAACAGGAAAAAACTGCACTTTTAAAGCTGTATGTGGGAATTATTGCAAAAAGCATAGAATAGATGACGAGGCGTTGGGAACAAAACCAAAAATAAATGTTTCTTTATTATAAAAACATGTTAGATCAGGAAACACTTCGACCTGTTATTATATCTATGGCACTTTATCTTTTGATTTCAAAGATTGTACCAGAGATTCTTAAAAAACCAACGAATATCAAGTTTATCGATGATATTGTAGCAATGCTCATTGCACAACGAGGTTCACTTATGTCAGGTGCCATCTTAACTGGCGTCATTACTTTCCTCACCAATTATATTAGCGACGAATTCCTGTAATACATTTTCTTTACATGTTAACATGTGTGTTCTTGGATGTTCCATATACCTTATTTTCCTGGAATATGCATCTTCCATAAATTCACGAAGCTGATTTTCATCAGGTTTACCCCATTCCATACCTGCTTTAAACAAAAAATCATCTTTCACTATTTTCTGACGTCCACATTTTATAGTATAGGGTGTTTTGATATATTCAGAAGCACCACCATAATCTGTTATGATAACAGGTTTATTTCGTAAAGCTGCTTCTACTGCTCCCATACCAACACCTTCTGAACTCGAAAAACTTACGTAACAATCACTCAGAGCATGTATTTTTTCCATTTCGTCATCTGGTATAAGGTCATTTATAAATGTTACATTTGGTATACGTGCTTCTACGGGTTGATTACATGTAGCTTTTACGAGTAATCGTGCATCTGGTTTATTCATACGTATAAATGTTTCTAGGATTTTATTAAAATTTTTACGTGGATCATACACATTGCCTATATGGTAGAAAGTATATGGTCTTTTATCAGGTATATGTGCGTGTATTACATAAAATTCAGTATCAGGGAACTGACGCTTAAATACCTTTCTACAAAATTCACTTGGTACAGCAATTTTGTCGAAGAATTTAAAAAGTTTACCGTAATCTTCGTGTACTGTTTCGGTTTCACAAACTGTCATACACGTAACATGTTTGATTTTCCTTTTTATTTCTGGTATCTTATCTAACCAATCTTGTACAGGGAGCGCGAATATAAATGCTTTTTCACACTCTGGTATATCATTTTGAATTTCTATGAACTTGCTTCTTGGAAAGAGGTTCATATATTTTTTACAATGTTGACCTATTCCACTCAATAAGTTTGGACCTATGAATAACATTTTATATAAAGATAATCTTTCTTTTATATATATTAAACAATGGACTCTGTCAGGGAACAAATAGATGCCGCACTTCAAAGACAAAAACTCAGTAAAGATACCGTATATAGTATTCTTCGTCAAATTGCTGATGCTATTGAACCACCGGTATTAGTACCTCCAGCACCAGCCCCAGCACCAGCCCCAGCTCCAGCTCCAGCTCCAGCTCCAGCTCCAGCCCCGGCTCCAGAGCCAGCCCCGGCTCCAGAGCCAGTTCCAGCCCCGGCTCCAGAGCCAGTTCCACCTTCAACCCCAAAGAAAAAAACTGTTAAACGTGTAGTTAAAAAGAAGGCGGCGGAACCGAAGGCGTAAACTTATTCTTGAAGAATACGAAACCGGATATAAAAAGTAATATAATTATCATCAAGTATCGAAACGGATACTTTTTCTTTTTTTCAATTTCCATTTTTTCGATATCCTCCTTATCGGGAAGTTTTTTAACGTTTATGTTAAGTTCATCTATCTTGCCTATAAGTTTACGTAAAGCTTCTAATATCTGAAGTTCTCTATCAGTCGGTTTTTCTCTGACGTCGATTGTTGTTATTTCAAGAACCATATACCAATTTGCATCTGGCTGAAGTTTTTTATAATCACCATCACCTTGTGATTCGTATATCTCAAAGTGAAGTTTTTGTATAGATATAGGGTTGAAAAAATTCGTTTGGCGTTGAAAAGATCTCCATTGTTTATCACGCATAATAAAATCATTACTTCCCGTAAAACTTCTTTCTAATGGTATTCTCGCAAGAATCTGACCATTACGTTCGTCTAATAGTTGCCCCCTTTTTGGTACATCGGGGCATACTACATCTACATATTTAGCGACATTTGAATTACCAATTGTATCATTTTCACCTATTTGTGTAATATAGAAATCAACAGGTTTTATACCAACAACTTCTGATATTTCTTCGATGTGTAAATTGGATTCGAGTGTAAGATCTATAGTGAAAGTATTATTTGAACCATTTACAAATTCCGAATCTACTATTATGTACTGCACTTTTTTCGGTAAGTCCTGGAGTGATACCATCTTGTATGTATAATATAAAAAAAATAATTGTAGAAAATAGTAATGTATACATTTTATTCAAGTGTATGTAATTTATTAGCACCAAAACCAAAAATTAAAGAAAGAGAAATACCTCAATCTGTAAGATTGTGTAATTATGATTATATTACTACAAAAAATGAAGCTAACGAAACCGTGATTTTGGAAGTTCCTAAAAAACCTAAGTACAGGAGTTATTTTTAAAAATGTAAAATGAAATGGATGACTATATCGCCTTACACACGTACGACTACATTCTCTCATTTTGTCAAGCGACAAACGAACTCCCAGAAGATATACAAAGGGTTATCTGGGATAAGGCGAACAAATACGAATATTGTAATGTCGAGTGCCCAGGAGCACCCAAAAAACAAAAATACGGTATGGGAGAAAAAACTGAGCGACTCAATAAACTTATTCGGAAATGGAGAGATATGCGCGGAAATTTATGAAGATGCATACAGTGAGTTTTGTTTTACTGATTTCGAGTTAAATAATATTAATACATATGCATATGAATTAGCACGTTCTAAATATAGAGAATATCAAAATTATAAAAGAGAACTTGCATATAACAAAGCGTTTGGTATTTTATGGGAAATATCTCCATTAACAACCGATGACTTCGTTCACGAAGATAAATTACTTGAAATACAAGTTCGTTTACACGAATCAATAGAGAGATGTAAAGCTTTTGATGAAAAAGAACAAAAGTTTAAAGAAACTATACTAGATAAAATGTAATGATATGTATACAGTCTACTATAATAAATCCGACTAAAAAAACAAAAAGAAGTGTTTGTCACGTAAAAAGAAGTAAAAGTATTTCGGAATATGAATCTATAAAAAATCGTTTAAAACATAATACTTTACAATTTGGTAGTGTATATATAGGATATAATTTCATTGGACATGAACCAATAGATGGTTTATCGGCGTGTCTTGGTGTATTATCTTCTTATGGGTACATAACTTTACTTTCGAATCACGTTGATACTATCGAGAAAAGTAACACTTTCCCTAAACAATTTTTACCACCTATTTGTATAGCTGCTTTTGAATCTATATGGAATTCAAATCCCAATGTACCATTTCATTTCAATTGTAGTGTATCTCTTTTTGGGTTTTTTGTGTATAAAATTGCTCTTTTGACGCTATCATATAATATTGTTAAAGAAGACCTAAGTGACGAAGAAATGATGGATAATATAAAGTGAAAATGTCTCTTCTTTACGAACTTACAAAGCAAACTGTTGAACTCGAAAGACTCGAAAAACTTGATGGGGTTTTATCGAGCTTCAGAACTGATAAATTTGCACACGGTACACCTTCACAAGTTTATGGTATAAGACCAAAAGATAACTTCCCTAGAGAATGTAATCCTAAACGCCTTAACCATATAGCGTATATTGGTGTATCCGCTTTTAATGATAAACTTCATATGATCGACTTTATGTACGAAGAGAAATATGAAAATGGTATTCGAATGGGTATTATAGAACCAGCACTACGAATGTTGGCAAAAGATGAGTTGGATACAATGATTGTTCCGAGACATGTCTCTAGGGAATGGATTGATTTTTGGATGAATTATTTTAAATACGAAATTAAATGTCAGAAAACTTTAATGCAGTTTGTTGAAAAATATAACCTTTATGGGAGTGTTGATTGGACGGAACTTTATAACACGTACAGTGATGATATGGACTTAAACAATAGTAACTAATATGTAATATAATAACGATGCTTACACACGAACTTCTTAAAAACTGTACTTCAATTGTCGAACTCTCTGATGTTAATCAATTATGCTCAGAAATGGTAGGTAAATCATGTAAAATATATGGATTACGCGCCGATTTTGGGTATCCCGAACATCTCATACCTACAAATACTCGTAAATTTATTGCATATTTAGCAATTTCTAATAAAAAACTAGATACGTCTTATGGACAAGCACAATTTATTGATTTCTGTTATGAACCACTTTTACCAGGTTTTGATAAACCAATTGGTGTTTTGAATTATTTTTTCGATATTTATACTGAAGAAGAGAAGGATATTTTAAAAGAGTGTAAATACAAAGAAGGTGAAGAATTTGTGGTTGAACTTTTTCCAACTAAAATTACAAAAAAGAATTTAGAATTTTGGAAATCGTATATGGATGACGAATACGACGTAAATGATAAAATTTCATACGATGATTTCTTAGATGATTATGAAATTACAAATAGAGTAAATTGGGAAGTATTGTATGATAATTTACCAGATAATATTGATGATTTAGATGATGAAAGTGAATATAATTCCGAGTCTGAACTCGAAGAAGGGGAAATAAGAACCTAAGTATAGACATTTTACTCATATAAATAAAAATGCGTCCAAACTGTGTATACGAAAACTGTCTCTGTCGCCAAGGAAAAACTGGATTTTGTGTAAAGCACCGTGAAATTGGTGAAGCTGTCGAAGCCCTTTTACTTTTAAAAAAAATAACAAACCTAAGTTGTAATAAAATAAAATAAAAATTAATACATTAAAATGGAAGCTCTTACCTCGTTAATGCAAACCCTCGACCTCAATTCTAAGATAATTTCTGAAGGCGATTATCTTAAAATGTGCGATTCGATAAAAAAAATTCACGATTATATCAAATACGAATCCGATTCTGAAAGTGAAGACGAAGAAGAATTTAGAATTCGGCGTGTTGATATACCTATACCTTTTTCACCTGTTCCTAGACTACCCCCTTTTGGAGATAATCTCGATGATCTTACCATATATGATACAACACCACCACAATCAAGGCGCGGGGATTTCGTACACGTGGATTTACCACCTATACAAACACCCCCACCACCTGTTCCAGAACCTTTGCGTGATTATATATTGGAAGATAATCTTATTGAGGTAAATAGACTAATTCATGAAACATTAAAAAAAATGGAAAAACTTAAACATAGACGAAATGTAACAAATGTTGTTCGTCAAGAGGCTGTGAAACGACGGGCACAAGAACTTGGTATCCGTTTACGAAATTACACCATACACGCACTTTTTGATGCTGGACACGACGTTGGCGACAGGCGTCTTTTTTTTAGAACTTACCTGAAAGATTACAATGATGATATAGATAGACAATATGAAGAATTGTCTATAGAATTAAAAGAGCTTGAACGCGAAAAAGGATTGATTATAGATGATCTTATAAATTTTTAATTAAATATCATTTTACACCATTTTTCATTAATATTACCGAAAGGTGAATACTCGAATAATAAATGTATTAACGCACCAGCTAAAACCAGAACCCATTTACCTTTATATAATTTTTTCGTAATACCTAATACCAGAACATGTAATAATACACCTATAAATAATGCTTCTAAAAGTACGGTTGATAACTGACGTTTCATTTTTTCTTATACTATAATATAACAAAAAAAATGAACGGAAACAAAGATTATTTTACAGCTCCATTACTTGTACTCGCATTTGTTCTTGTTGGATTTGGCCTTTATTCAAAAACAACTTCAAACTATGATGACAAACAATGTGGATTAAAATAGACCTAAGTTAAAGAAAAATATATAAAAAAAATAAGTTACTAAAATACAAATAAATAAACATGTCTGATTCTATCGAAAATATTCTTATTAATATCGTTCGAGATTCGAATAATCATATTGATAAGATAAATAATAGTGTTCTTTCCAACAACAAGTTATTACAAACTCTTGTTGAAAAGATCAATAAAGTTGAAGAAGAAAATTTACATCTTCGTAAAAAGATCGATTCTTTCGGTGATTCAAATGTAATCCTTCACGAAAAAATAGAGAAACTTACTGAACTGAATATGGGTTTAATTCAAAAAGTTGAAGCTTTTGAAAATGTAAAATCTAAAAAACCAGTTGCACGTGTTGCTATGGAACCTAAAATAGAATGTTCTGTGTTTACGGCAAAAGGTAATAAATGTACCAAACCATGCGTTCCAGGCGAAACATGTTGTACATTACATTTGAAAATGCGTGATAAAAAAACAGGTTCCGAAAAAAATGTAAAAAAGCGTCCTATTCTAAAAAAGAAAAAGGATACACCCGTACATAATCATAAACCTGGTGAAACACCAACTGAAACGTGTGAATTATGTGAATCACATGGTGATATTTTTGATCCGGATATGCCAAATTCACAGTTTGAAGAATCACAAGATAATGAAATGTCTATAGAAGAAAAATTACGTAAAATGTTAGAAGAAGAAAAAGATGAAAGTGTTTAAATTAAAAATTTTTAAAATGGTATCAATGTAATGTTCTATAAAAAAATATTTCTATACTATATACAATGAGTTTTAATAATAATGTTGCAAATTCTAATAACAAAACTACCCTTATAGCTGGTTCCGCATTTGTTGTTTTGTGTCTATGCTCGGTTTCCTTTATGATGATGGGTGGTTCAAGTGACGATGATAAAACTACACCAACTGCAGAAAAGACTACACCAACTGCAGAAAAGACTACACCAACTGCAGAAAAGACTACACCAACTGCAGAAAAGACTACACCAACTGCAGAAAAGACTACACCAACTGTGAGAAAGGCTGTGGAACCAAAGAGACAATCGACACCTCCACCTCCGTCTCCGCCATCTGTAGATATTGGTAAGTTCGAAAAATTTACATCTAAAAAAAATAATATACCAATGAATAATATTTTTGGGTTGAGTAATATTGATGTAAAATGTGATAAAGGTGGTGGTGTTCTTAATAGGTTTAATGTAGAAATATCCCCATCCGGAAGAGATGCACATTATAAATATGCGTGTCTCA